TCGAATGTTTTAAACGCTAATTTTTTTTCTAGTATAGATTTATACAATGGGAGGAGGATTAATGCAACTTGTAGCTTATGGTGCCCAAGATATTTACCTTACAGGTAACCCGCAAATTACTTTCTTCAAAGTAGTTTACCGTCGTCACACAAATTTCTCAATGGAAGCCATTGAGCAAACCTTCAATGGTTCTGCCGATTTCGGCAAACGTGTAACATGTACTGTTTCACGTAATGGTGATCTTATGCACAAGGTCTACCTTCAAGTCACCGTACCCGAGCTGGCTTCGGGTAAGTCTTTCGCCGCAAATCTTGGCCAAGCTCTTATCAAGTACGCTGAAGTTGAAATCGGTGGTCAACGCATCGACAAACACTATGGTGACTGGATGCACATCTGGAACGAACTTTCGCAAGAAGCCGGAAAGAAGGCTGGTTACGGTCTCATGACTGGTGCCGCTCTCGGCGCTCAATCGGCGGAAACTGACCTTTACATTCCCCTTGAATTCTGGTTTTGCCGCAACCCTGGACTTGCCCTTCCTCTTATTGCTCTCCAATACCACGAGGTCAAGATCAACATTGAATTCCGTGCTCTTTCGGAAATCGTCACCTCGGGTGTCTCCGCCTCGCTTTCGGCGGCGTCGCTTTACGTAGATTACATCTACCTTGACACTGATGAACGCCGCAGATTTGCCCAAGTCTCGCACGAATACCTTATTGAACAAGTTCAATTCACTGGTGATGAATCAGTATCGAGCCTCAGCAACAAGATCAAGCTCAACTTCAACCACCCATGTAAGGAACTTGTATGGGTTGTCCAAAGAGATGATGCCGTCCTTGTTACCGACACATTCGATTACACTGATTCGTCCAATAACAACCCCGTCTTAATCGCCAAGCTCCAACTTAATGGTCACGACAGATTCTCGGAGCGCATGGGTCGTTACTTCAATCTTGTCCAACCTTACCAACACCACACCAACGTTCCTAAGGCTGGTATCAATGTTTACTCGTTTGGCCTCAAGCCCGAGGAACACCAACCTTCTGGAACATGCAACATGTCTCGTATTGATAACGCTACTCTTCAACTTACACTTACTTCCGAGACTTTCACTGATGGTGATGCCAAGGTTCGTGTATACGCCACCAATTACAACGTCCTCCGCATCATGAGCGGTATGGGTGGTCTTGCTTACAGCAATTAAGTCTATACTCACAGCTTAGTGTAAAACTTAAAAAAATTTTATAAAACAAAAAAACAAAAAAACAAAAAACTAAAAATCAAAAATCAAAAATCAAAAATCAGCGCACATCGCATTCATGAAGGGCGCGCCTACTACGAGTCCGTCAGACTGCTTGTGCAATATGTAAAAACGACATTTTCCAATGTGTACAAATTTCGAATGTTTTAAACGCTATTTTTTATCTAGTATAGATTTATACAATGGGAGGAGGATTAATGCAACTTGTAGCTTATGGTGCCCAAGATATTTACCTTACTGGTAACCCGCAAATTACTTTCTTCAAAGTAGTTTACCGTCGTCACACAAATTTCTCAATGGAAGCCATTGAGCAAACCTTCAATGGTTCAGCCGATTTCGGCAAACGTGTAACATGCACTGTTTCACGTAATGGTGATCTTATGCACAAGGTCTACCTTCAAGTCACCGTACCTGCAAATGATGATGGTGGATTTTGCGCAAATCTTGGCCACGCTCTTATCAAGTACGCGGAAGTTGAAATTGGTGGTCAACGCATCGACAAACACTATGGTGATTGGATGCACATCTGGAACGAACTTTCGCAAGAAGCTGGAAAGAAGACTGGTTATGGTCTCATGACCGGTGCCACTGCCGGACTCACTGCCGAGACTGATCTTTACATCCCTCTCGAATTCTGGTTTTGCCGCAACCCTGGACTTGCCCTTCCTCTTATTGCTCTTCAATACCACGAGGTCAAGGTCAACATTGAATTCCGTGCTCTTTCGGAACTCACTGATGACGTCGGCCTTTCACTTTCTGCCGCTTCGCTTTATGTAGACTACATCTACCTTGACACCGATGAACGCCGCAGATTTGCCCAAGTCTCGCACGAATACCTTATTGAACAAGTCCAATTCACCGGTGATGAGTCTGTATCGAGCATCAGCAACAAGATCAAGCTCAACTTCAACCACCCATGTAAGGAACTTGTATGGGTTGTTCAAAGAGATTCCTCTGTTACCAGCATGCAGAGATTCGATTACACTGATAAGGATAATGTCAATCCCGTCTTAATCGCCAAGCTCCAACTCAATGGTCACGACAGATTCTCGGAGCGCATGGGTCGTTACTTCAATCTTGTCCAACCTTACCAACACCACACCAATGTTCCTAAGGCTGGTATCAATGTTTACTCGTTTGGCCTCAAGCCCGAGGAACACCAACCATCTGGAACATGCAACATGTCTCGTATTGATAACGCGACTCTTCAACTCACTCTTACCGCGAACAGCCTTAAGACGGATGCCGGCGTCGCCGATGATGCCAAGGTTCGTGTATACGCTACCAATTACAACGTCCTCCGCATAATGAGCGGTATGGGTGGTCTTGCTTACAGCAATTAAGTCTACACTCACAGCTTAGTGTAAAACTTAAAATAATTTTATAAAAATGTATAAAACAAAAAAACAAAAAAACAAAAAAAACAAAAA